AATGAAGATTTATTCAAGAAAGTAACTACTATTCCTGATGGAAAAAATCATGGATTAGTTTTCATTCTTGATTGGTCAGGATCTATGGGAGGATGTCTTGAGGACACTGCAAAGCAATTGTTCAATCTTGCTTGGTTCTGTCGTAAGGTTAATATTCCTTTCCGTGTCTATGCATTTACAAACTGTTGGCATGAAGATGTTGAGGGTGAAAGACATCACAGTAGTTTGCTTGATGATCCTAAACCAAACGAATTGTGGATTGAAAAGAGTTTCCGTCTACTTGAATTTATGAATAGTGATTGTAATGCCATGGAATTTGAGAAGCAGTGTCTTAATTTTTGGTATCTATCCGTAGGATATCAACGAATGCATGTTCCTATGGGATTTGGTTTGAGTGGTACTCCTCTTAATGAAGTCATTTTGTGTCTTCATAATATTATTCCTGAGTTTAAATCTCAGAAGAGACTTCAAAAAGTTCATACTGTTATTCTGACTGATGGAGAATCTCAGTTCCTCACCTTTGGAAGAATGCGTACCACTTATCAAGGAGATGAAGTATGCGTTCCATCCTCACTTAATTTTAATGACAACGTTTATCTTCGTGATCCTGTTCTTCGGACAACTTACAAACTAGGAAAGTGGGATAGTGTAGATGATTTGATTAAAAACTTTACTGATAGAAATCCTGATGTAAATATTATTGGTATCAGACTGGCTAGCACCAATGAGTTTACTAAATTTCTGAAAAGAAAAATTGAAAATCCAAATCTGATTTCAAAATATGTCAAAACGTTCGTAAAACAAAAATCTGCTGCTGTTGATGTCCCTGCTTACGCTAAGATGTTTGTGATGAATCAATCCAANATGCATAACACTGTTGATTTTGACGTTGCTGAGGGTGCGANCAAGGNNNCNATNCGTGCTGCNTTCAAAAAATCATTGACAAAATCCAAGTTTAATCGTAAAATTCTATCAGAGTTCGTGGAGTTAGTTGCGTGAACATTTTTGTGACTGACCCTAGTCCCTGGCAATCTGCCATGGTTCTTCCTGATAAACACATTGTCAAGATGCCATTAGAGACCTGTCAGATGCTTGCTATTGTATGCTCTGACAAATGGGGTCATGGGTTTGGTAGTCTTCCCAGAGCAGATGGTACTCCCTATGCTACTGAGAAGGGTGCTTTTCGTAATCATCCCTGCACTAAATGGGCGAATGAGTTTGTGACCAATTGGCAATGGCTCCTTACTCATGGACTTGCTATGTGCGATGAGTACACTGCTCGCTATGGTAAGGTCCACACCTGTCAGAAGACCCTTCTAGCAGCAAAGGAGATACTTCCCACAGCAGATGTACAAGGTCGCAGTGGAAAGGATACAACACCCTTTGTCTTTGCAGGACCTGATGAGTTCAAGTATGATACTAGTATAGATATTTTTACTGCATATAAAATGTATATTTCTTCTAAACCTTGGGTAGCGAATAATTATCTTCGTATCCCAGATCGTAAACCGGAGTGGGTCTAATCAATGAAACATATTCTATTCACTCTCTATGATTGTGACAAGAACCTTCTTAATGATAGGATATACATTGAGAACGTTTTATACCAGACCTCAGTGAAATGTGGTGCCACTTGGTTAAATACAGTATCACATCAATTTACTCCTCAGGGGGTAACAGCTGTAACTCTGTTGGCAGAAAGTCATATTAGTATTCATACTTGGCCTGAAAAACAAATGGCAGTATGTGATATCTTTGTGTGTGGAGAGTGTGATCCCACAGTTGGGTATGAATTTATGATTGGAAAGTTCAATGCTGCCAAGACGGTTCACCATGAGTACATAAGACCGTTCGACGACAAACCCACTGTGACACTTCGGAAACCTAACTACCCACCGCCCCAAAGCAACCCATCCTCAGTTATAATTACGGAGTAAACGAATCAAACAGATGTCTCAATCCACAGAACACATTCTTGACAGTCTTCGCGATCTATACGGTAATGAGATTGTTGCTGCTGACGTTCGAGGATATTGCATGTCGAATGATATTTCATATCAGACAGTTACGAAACGTCTTGAAAGGTTCAGGGTAGGACGTGGTAAGTGGAACCTAACGCTACAACAAAAGTTGGAAAAAAGTTACCAAGCACCTCCCGCAATTCCTGCTGTTGATCAAAACCTTATCCCCGCAAAAGATGATACCTTCGTCAGCTTTGGTAACTTCGCTGATATTAAAAAAATTATTAAGTCCAATCTGTTTTATCCAACGTTCATCACGGGTCTTTCTGGTAATGGTAAAACGTTCGGAGTTGAGCAAGCGTGTGCAGCATTGGGTAGAGAACTCATCCGTGTCAATATCACAGTAGAAACCGATGAAGACGACCTTATTGGTGGGTTCCGCCTTATTAATGGCGAAACAGTATGGCACAACGGTCCAGTTATTGAAGCATTGGAACGCGGCGCAATCCTCCTTTTGGATGAAGTGGACCTTGCATCTAATAAAATTCTTTGCTTGCAGTCCATCCTTGAAGGTAAGGGAGTTTTCTTGAAGAAGATTGGTAAGTTTGTCTCCCCCAAAACAGGATTCAATGTAATTGCCACTGCAAACACAAAAGGTAAAGGTTCTGATGATGGACGATTCATCGGTACTAATGTTTTGAATGAGGCATTTCTCGAAAGATTCCCAGTAACGTTTGAGCAAGAGTATCCTACTGCTGTAACTGAACAAAAGATTCTTGGAAAGATCTGTAACGATATTGAATTCTGCAAACGTCTTTGTGATTGGGCAGACATCATTCGTAAAACTTTCTATGATGGTGGTGTTGATGAACTGATTAGCACTCGCCGTCTAGTTCACATTGTCAATGCCTATGCTATCTTTGAAGACAAAGCAAAATCAATCGAAGTATGTTTGAATCGTTTTGATGATGAAACCAAACAAGCTTTCATGGATCTCTATGATAAGGTTGACATCGACGTGCAGTTTGATGTAGAATCTGTATGACAAACTCTTGGTCCCTACTATATGATGCTATGAACTACAAAATTAATGAATTCGATTTCCCCGACACTGACACTTCTTCCAACATCTTTGAATACAACTTTGATGAAAATGGACCGGTAGCTGCTGGTCAAGTGTATCCCTCTTATTATGGTGAGGACGCTATCACTTTTGATTTTAGTCAAGATGAGGTAGGAGTTCCTGATCTCCCAACAACTAATAACAACAACAAAAGATGGAAGTACAATGAAGATGTAATCCTTAAAGAAGTTCGTGATTACTTGGGAATGACCTATCGTTCTCACTACACTTCAAAAGAGTCGAAGACTCAGACTCTTGATCTCATTGAAGGTATTGGTGATGCAGAACCATTCTGTCGATCCAATGCAATCAAATATCTTTCTCGCTTCGGTAAGAAAGATGGAAAGTCCAAACAGGACATCCTAAAAGCAATTCACTATTGCATCCTTCTATACCACTTCTCTGGTCTCTGTAATGACAACCCCCAACCGTATGAAACTTTCTGATTCAACTCTCTCACTGCTTAAAAATTTCAGTAACATTAATCAGTCTTTGTTGTTCAAGGAAGGCAATTCACTTCGCACTATCAGTGTGATGAAGAACATTCTTGCGGAGGCAACTATTGACGAAGAGTTTCCCAAAGACTTTGGTATCTATGATCTGAATCAGTTCCTAAACGGAATGCAACTACACAGGACTGTTCCTGATCTTGACTTTACTAATGAGAGTTATGTTGTAGTTCGGGAAGGAAAGTCACGATCAAAGTATTTCTTTGCTGATCCTAATGTCATCATCACACCTCCCGAGAAGTCTCTCACACTGCCCTCTGAGGACGTTTGTTTCGTGCTCAGTACACAAGACCTAGATCGTCTGCTTAAAGCAGCTGGTGTCTATCAGGTGCCTGATCTGTCTGCTATTGGCGGCAATGGTGTTGTCAAGATGGTGGCACGTGATAAGAAGAATGATACTTCCAATACCTATGAGATTGTAGTTGGTGAAACTACGGAAACGTTTGAATTCAACTTCAAGGTTGAAAACATCAAGGTAATTCCTGGTTCTTATGGAGTCGTTATCTCCAAGTCTGGTCTTGCAAAATTCACCAGTCAGGATCGTAACCTGACTTATTATATCGCTCTTGAACCTGATCTAACTTATGAGTCCTAAAAGTGATTTTCTTTGGGTCGAGAAATATCGCCCCAAAGAAGTTGATGATTGTATCCTCCCTGATTCTATCAAGAAGACATTCCAAGAATTTGTGAATGGGGGAGAGATTCCTAACTTATTGCTAGCAGGTCCTGCTGGTTGTGGTAAGACAACTATTGCCCGAGCTCTCTGTGAACAACTTGGGTGTGACTACATAATCATAAACGGATCTGATGAAGGAAGATTTCTGGACACAGTACGAAACCAGGCAAAGAACTTTGCTTCGACCGTTTCGCTTCAAGCAATTGGCGCAAAGCACAAAGTCATCATTATTGACGAAGCTGACAACACTACCCATGATGTACAGCTCCTCTTACGGGCAAATATTGAGGCGTTTTATAGCAACTGCCGATTCATCTTCACCTGCAATTACAAGAACAAAATTATCGAACCTCTCCACTCCCGATGCGCGGTGGTCGAGTTCGGAGTTACAAACAAACAAAAACCAGCAATCGCTGCCAAGTTCTTCAAAAGATTACAAACAATCTTGGATACGGAGAATATTGCATATGATCCAAAAGTCCTAATAGAACTTATCAATAAGCATTTCCCTGATTGGAGACGTGTTCTTAATGAGTGTCAACGGTATTCTACCGGAGGCAATATTGATACAGCAATTCTTGCACAATTTAGTGATGTAAACATCAATGAACTTATCAAAGTTCTTAAAGAGAAAAACTTTACGGAGGTTCGTAAGTGGGTCGTTTCTAATTTGGACAACGATCCTAGCGTATTACTGCGTCGTGTTTATGATGCTCTGGTGGAGTCCCTTGAAGGTCCTAGCATTGCTGCTGCTGTGCTGCTTATTGCTAAGTATCAATATCAAATTGCGTTCGTAGCTGATCAAGAGATAAATCTTATAGCAGCACTAACTGAAATTATGGTGGAGTGTGAATTCAAATGAAAAAGTATCTGTTTCTTTTTGCTGGTCTGACTCTGCTTGCCGCTCCTGCTAACGCAATTACTTGGAAAGAGTTCTGGGAACCATTTGATGGTAATCAAGCCCATCATCACTATCATCCTCGTCCTAGGCGTCCTAAACCTCACTATCATCCTCGTCAAGGGTCCTAGTGTATGTCATAGGCATTTCCATTTTCATCAAGGATCTGGTATAATTCATGAGGACGGTAGACATTGCCATGGAAATGGTTACAGTCATCACGGTGAACATGATAGACATCCCGTTTATGATACACCTGGTAGATACTATTTTTAATTATGATATATCAGACCCTAGAAAATCCAAAGACCGAAGAGTATTGTCAACTCAAAGATCATATTTTAAGTCATGAGTTTAATTGGTTCTACAATCCAAGCACTATTGGTCTAGATCCAGGAAGTGGTTATAGTGCCAACTATGTCTACGGACATAAGATTCTAGAAGGTCCTAACGCTAATAGGTATTTTCCAGAAGTATTTTCTGAGAAACTACTTGGTCATGGTGTAAAACTTGTAGAACAAATTCTTAATCATAATGGTATTGAATTTACTTTTATTTTTAGAATGGTTGTCAACTCTACGTTCTACGATGATGGATTACCATCTCCACCACATTTAGATCATGATGATTTTTATCATAAAAATTTAATTGTATATCTAAATGAATTTGATGGAGGTAATATTGACATATTTGAGGATGATGGTACAATGTATTCATATAAACCACATGAAGATGACATAATAACTTTTG